GTTTTTGCTAAAATTTTTCTCATTTTAGTCAAAAATTGTTCATTTTGATATAATATTAGGTTATAAAGTCCATTATTTGTTTGAACACCGTTAATAAAACTTACTTCATCTCTAAAATCATCAAAAAATTTGTATTTTGGATATAATTCATTCAATTCTTGAATTTTTTGATATCCATAATCTATATCTAAATCATCTTCAACTACAAAAATGACGACACCAAACTCTTCATCAAGAGGTTTGATATCGTCAATTGAACAATTTATAATTTTATATGTATTTGTTTTTGCAAAAGGGCATATCGAGAAACCTTTGAGGTCTGGATGAGATTTTTTTAGTTTATCAATCCACTCCTCAAGGTCATCAATCATCCTTTACCTTGACCTCTATACTTTTTACGAGCCTTATTGCGAGACGTGGCAGCATACTTGGTGCCGTCACCATCTCCCTGCCTTGTTTTCTTCGGAGGTCCAGGAATATAAGACGTGCGCTTATTCAGACCACCTTTTGCCTTTACTGCCATAATTAATCTCCTACAATTTCAGTTTGTATTTCAGAAGGGTTTGGAGAACCTGTCTTATAATATTGAAATGACAGGTCCTCCAAGATGTCGAAAAATTCTTGCTCTGTTAGATTAGTGTAGATTTTACGTCCTCTACACAGAATATTGTATTTTTCGTCAGATTTGTTAGACATCAAATAACTCTTGTTTTTTCGTGACCGACTCGTACACGTGGATCGCACCAGATTTCAAAGCCTGCTTCTTTTGCATCTAAACAGAAACTGACATCTTCTCCACACATATCTTGAACATCACCAGATTCAAAAACTTGCATCTTGGGAGCAAACCAAGGATACTTCATTTCAGAATGCTCAAATACTCCGTGCTTAATTAGCAACCAACCAAATCCAGTGTAATCAACAGTAAATGGTTTGCGGCGCTTTGAGATTGTTTCGAGAGTCTCATGATTCATAACTCCACCATTACTGCGGAAGTCTTCTTCATCTAACCAGTGTGCAACAGATGTAGTCATTCCGTCTTCTGTTACGTACCAACCTGCTGCGATGTCTTTGTCCATTAAGATTAATTGGAAAAACTTTTCAGTGTTGAATACAATATCAGAGTCAATCCAAAGTTGATAATCGTAATTAAGTTTTCCGTCCCAGGGAAGTTGATCAGGTCCACGAAGAACGTTTGCCCCCAAACACTTACAACGGGCAAAATTCACCATGGAACTATAATCTTGAGAAATTTGAATACTTGCCCCGTTCTGCACGAGATCGAAGCACATCTGCACAAAATTCTTCAAGAATGTATAAGAAACTCCTCTACCAGGAAGACAAAAAACAATTGATTTCCCACGAATAATTTCTCTTGCCTTTTCGTAATCAAATTCTGGTTCTGATGAGTTTGAGGCAACGGGTGCCTTTGCTTTTACCGTAAATCCTTTAGTCATAATAGGAATAATTTTACTTCAGTATCATACAGTATTATGTATAAAATGTCAATTTCTCTAATTTTTGTTTTCTTTCAAAATTATTTCATCTCCGTCAACCTTTAATTTTATTTCAGTATCTTCATACCATGAAAATTCATTCACAATCCACTCGGGAATTGTCACATAATACTGACCACTTACTGGATCAACTTGCAATAACTGGCAGTCCTCTTCAAAGTTCTTCTTCATTCCATTCTTTTTTACATTTTGTTTTATATAGTATATTTTAAAATTATAAGCGACCTGTGGGGGAATTTTTTATGGGGGAAATTTTTTTGGTTTCGGAGTATTATAAGTCTCATTTGGGTAACACTTTATAGATTAGGGGATCCATCGCTTTTAAGCCCACGCCCGCCGCCATCACGATACCGTTATACCATAATACTGCCATTTAGCACGAACGAACGGCATCACGCTAGCGTTATACTGTGCTGCGCTACGAACGAATGAAGGGGGGCGGTGTGCCCCCCCGTGCCGTCACTTCACGTCGCCCAGGGCGCTGTTGGCGGTGCTCATGCGGGTGCCCCTGCTGCCTGCTGCTCCGCCATGGGTGCGAACGCGGGTGCTGCCGCCTTTGATCTGATTTGCCCAGCGGTTGGCACGGGTGCCATGGGCAACGGGCAGGCGGGTGATGGTGAACTGGATGCCGTCGATGGTGGTGGTGGTCATCGGGTGCGGTGCGGTTTGCTCTGGAATTCTACAGGGTGGAGGGGAGGGAGTCAACCCTCCCCGTGGAAATCAGATCAGGTGATCTGCCAGATCCCAGCGGTGGATCGTGAACCCAGGGTGGCGCTGCTGGCAGGTAGCAAGTGCCTCAGCAGCGGTTGCTGCCCAAACAGAGATCACCTCGGGGAAGGGGTGGCAGTTGCCTTCCTGAATGCCGATGAACAGGAACTGATCAGCGAACACGTCTTCCCAGTCCTGCTCAGTGGGGATGTATGCCTCGTCGATCTGCTGCTGCTCGGTGAAGGCGGTCATCGGGTGCGTTGCGGTTTGCTCTGGAATTCTACAGGGTCGGGGGCGGATGGTCAACCCGCCCCCAGGAGATCAGATCGCCAGGGCGGCAGCGATGCGGTCCCGCTTGCGGATCGCGGTGGGCACGATGAACCAGAGGTCGCGCTTGCCGTTATCGCTGCGGGTGGCATCCAGGATGCCTGCCTTCTCCAGGTCAACCATCACGGCGTGGATGGTGCCCTTATGGCGGCGGGGGTCCATGCCCATGGCGCGAACCAGGTCGCTGCAGGTCATCGGGCCGTCGTTGATCAGGCGGGTGCGGATCGCGGTGCGGATGATGGAGGTCAGCATCGGGTGCGGTGCGGTTTGCTTTGGAATTCTACAGGGTGGGCGGGGCACCCGTCAAGGTGCCCCGTAGGGATCAGTACCCCAACCAGGTCAGCAGTTCGCCAGCGTCGATGCCGCCGATGCCCCAGCGGTCAGCAGTGCCGTACTCCTGCAGGAACTCATTCACACTGCCGTGAAGGTCGGCAGCATACAGGGCGTCGTCATAGGTGATGCATCCGCAGTCGTCAGCGATGTGCAGCAGTTGCTCGGTGAAGGTCTCAGGCATGGTTCCCTTGCGGTGTACTCCAGAATTCTACAGGGTCAGGGGGCAGGGGTCAACCCTCCAGGGGCACCACGTCGTCGGCGTAGCGTTCGGCGTAACGTGCTGCCCACCAGTACCCTTCGGCAGGGTTGATCTGCCCAGCGAAGCGATCCTGGGGGGCATACTCAGTCTTACGGGCAACCCACATGGTTTCGCGGGTTTCCAGGTTAGAGCAGGCGGAGAAGATTGCCATGGGGGGGGGTGTCGGTTGCTTGGGTACTGTAGCAGATCAGAAGCGCACTGCCCAGTTCGGATCGGTCAGGCAGTTCACCCAGGCGCACCAGGTGCGGTTGCTGCTCACGCAGAACAGGTCGTTGCCCTGGCGCTGCTCAACCACCACCACGGGGTCGCCTGCCATCTGGTTTGCCAGGCGGTTCTTCGCCTTGGCAGAGATGGGGGTCAGGGTCACGGTCATCGGTCGGTTGCGGTTGAGAGAACTGTAGTCTATGGGTGGGGCAGGCGTCAACCTGCCCCGTGAGGATCAGATCCTCTCCAGATCGCCGTGCTGCAGAGCACGGTGGAGCAGGCGGCCCCAGGAGGTTGCCTCCCGTGCCTCGGGATCCTGCAGGAGGTCAGTCCAGCGAGCAGCAGCGCCGTCATCCTCAAAGGCGAAGCGGTATTCGGTGCTGCTGCTGGTGTAGGTCACCAGCAGGTCGAAGGTGCCCTGCAGGTCACCTGGCACGATCGCCAGGTGGGAGATGGCGCTGCTGTTCACAGAGGCGGCGGCGATGGCGGTTGCGGTGGTCATCGGATCGGTTGCGGTGTGCTCTAGAAGTGTAGCAGGTCAGGGGCACCCTGGCGGTGCCCCGTAGGGTTCAAACGGCAACCCAGTAGGATTTGCCGCTGCGCTCCTGCTGCTCCGCCATGATGAAGGCGCCGCTGCTCTGGCAAGCCCGCCAACCCTGGACCTGGTAGTAGCAGTCCTCCAGGGTGGTGGCGTAGGCAAGGGTGCGGGCGATCCTGCCGTCCTTGACAAACGCCACCGCGAACGGGTAGCGGGTGGGGGAGAGGATCGTCTGCAGGGGGGTGGGGTCGGTCATCGGTTCAGGTGTGAACTGGAATCAGTATAGCAGGTCAGGGGCACCGCCAGGGTGCCCCGTAGGGGTCAGGCAGCGAGGCGGTGGTTCACAGTGTAGGACTGTTTGCTGTTCAGATCCTGCTGGAGAACCATGGCGTAGTCAAGGAAGCGGGACTCCTCCTCCATCTTACGGGCGCAGGCGATGGCAGCATCGCGGTCGCTGAAGGTGCGGAGGGTGCTGGCGTTCTCACCGCCCTGGTTGTATCCGCCGATCACGATGTAGATGGTCATGGTGCTGGTGGGGTTGTGGGGGGTCCGTTTGCCCCCCGATGACATCAGTATAGCAGGTCAGGGGGCAAAGGGGAGGGTCGGAACCCTCCGCTGTGCCGCCTAGCGGGTTGGCACAGTGCGATCAGAAGTCGATGGCGTCAAGTGTAGGGTCTGCGCCACATTCAGCAGATTCGTCAACACTATCCCCCAGAACAAGAGTGTCAAGAATTTGCAGGATTTGTGCGCCGTTGTCACCAGAGCGGAGGAGAGAAAGCGCAAGGTCGCGGGTCATCGTAGAGTTTGCAATTGGGTGGAATTGGGTGTCTTTATGGGCGCACCCGTTCCTTTGATCATCGCTCCAGTTGCGCCAGCGATGAGGGGGCGATGTGGGAGGGGGATCCGCAGGAGCGGTAGAACTCTACCATCCGATCTGCCTCTTCCTTGGTTGTGAACCACTGTGAGCGCCACTCACACTGGTTGTAGGGGGTTTGGTAGCGAACTTCGAAGCGCATGGGGTTGGTTGCGAACTTGATCAGTGTAGCACGGGAAGGGGGGCAGGAGCGCCCCCGCAGGGTTCAGAAGTCGAACACGTCGCCGTTGATCTCTGCACGGTTGATCTCAGGGTCGTTCCACATCACGCCATCAGGGGTTTGAATGCTGCCGTGATCATAGAGTGCTTCCAGCAGTTCTTCATAGCAGCAAACGTCATTCTCCTGGATGAAGTCTTGGATGCTCTCATCGTTCTCAATCCAGAGAACAACGTTCCAGGTTTTGTAGTTAGTCCAACCGTTGTAGGTAACATCCAGCAGGTTGGTCTGGTGGGTGCGGGTTGCGGTTGCCATGGTGTGGTGTGGTGTGGAACTTGTTCAGTGTAGCACGGGAAGGGGGCAGTGGTGCCCCCCCAGGGCGATCAGATGGCGCTGGTGCCCTTGCTCACCCAGAGCGCCAGGCGCATGGTGCCTGCCTTGCTCACCTGCTGGGCGGTGCGCCCCTGTGCCATGGCGGCGGTTTTCAGGGAGTTGCGGTGAGCATCGGCACCGCACACCATCACGTCACGTGCTTGCTGAAGGAGTTGCTGCTGGGTCATGATCGGTTCGGGTGTTGAACTTGTTCAGTGTAGCACGGGGGTGGGGGTGCTGGGCACCCCCTGGGAGATCAGGCGGTGATCTCCATCCACTCCTGTTCGTTGCAGTAGATGACGATCGGAGCGCCACCGAGTTCGATGCTCCAGTCGAAGGCAACGTCAACGGCGTGCTCCTCGCTGGTGAAGAACTCCGCGTGGTCGATGCCAGTGCCCTTGGGGGCGGCGCTCCAGGAGATGAAGGTCATGTCGGTTCAGGTGTGGAACTTGTTCAGTATACAGGCACCCTGGCGGGGGAAAGGGGGCAGCATGTGCCACCCCCAGGATCGTCACACGGTGGCAGGCACCTGGGTGAGTTGATCACCACGGATTGCCAGATTGATGAACTTACCCACGGAGTCTTCGTTTTCGATCACCAGGTTGAGATCGGCAACGAACTCTGCAGGATCGGTCACGTTGTAGGTATAGTCACGCCCACCGTTGAAGGTAACAGTCACTTGACCGTTCTGCACTTCGCTGATGTTTTCGATGGCGCTGGATTGGAACTTGAACATGATGTTAAAAAAAGTAAAGGGTTGAGTGAAGTGTTTTGAGCGGGATGCTTCACCCCCGCTGATGTGATCAGTATGGCACGGATTGGGGGTGGGGTCAACCCCCGGTGTGCCAGTTGTCAGATCGTCACCCCTCTAGCAGTTCGGGGTAGTATTCTTTCACTTCTTCGGTCAATTCTTCATCAGAATACTTTGCGTAACCTTCTTCGAGGTAGTCATAACAGAGTAGGGTCATAGTCTTGAGGTCCATGTCATCCAGCATCTGCTGAATGAGAGCATCTTGCAGTTCAGAACGGTTCATCAGATCTCATCCCTCATTTCGGTGAGTTTGTCATACAGAAGTGAAATGTCAACCTCTGTGAGTTCAGTCAGGTAGCACCAATCGCTACTGTCAAGAATTGACATCAGGGCATCAATCTCCTGATAGTTAAGGTGTGTGAGTGTCACTTGCGTAGTGGAGAATTGAAGTAACGAGTGAAGCATAGCACCAGGATGATGCCAGTGGAGAGGACACCAACCAAACCAAGGAAGGTGACAGCATCGCCAGTAAAGTTCAGAGTGTCAGGTGTCATCACAGGGTGTAGTTGCTGTTGAGCATTTGGTTGAAGGATTGATCCTCGTCGTCATCCTCCTGCTGCAGATCCTCGATGTCGTAGATCTCACCAGGAGCATCTTGGATCTCAAAAAAGTAGGTGTCCATGGGTGTGTTTCAGGAACAAACGTAGTTTGGCATGGGTGAGGGCACCTCACGGTGCCCGATGTGCCACTTGCTCAACTGTCCAGGGCACCCTGCTCGTTGAGCACACCCCAGGCGATGCCGTTGCTATACAAACCGATGTAACGGTTGCCAACACTCAACCCAACGATTTCATCGCCAGGTTCACCGATCATGTTCACACCCAGGTAGAAGTATTCGGTGAACATTTCAGGAGTTTGGAACTTCATGGTCTGAATCTTCTCCCAGAGAATAGTAGCAACCACATAGGCGATTGCGGCAGCAGTGAGAACAAAACTCCGCACATCTTGGTAGAGTTTTTGATAGTCAACCTCCTGCAGAATGACGATCAGAGCATCAGCAGGAGGGAAAGATTTGGTGAGGTTCATGTCAAGAATGGGTGGGGGAATGTAGAGGTGTCCCAACCACGAGATCAGTATGGCACACCAGGGGCACCAGGGCAAGGGGTTGCAACATTCCTTAACATCAGGGAATCTTATCAGTACCATCAGGTTTGCTAATGTGCCAGGGGCTTGACACATCTTGTAATCTTGACTAGAATACCTTTGCTAGGTTTGAAGATGATAATATAAAGCTTAATATTATACTTTAAAGAGATGCGTTAGCATACCCCGAAGGGGTATGAGTTAATGTCATATAAGCACGTTAGATGGTGTGGGAAGGGGTGAGTGGGGTGAAGCACTAATTCTTGCACATAAAGAAAAAAGGCAGGGTCACCACTCCCTGCCTCATTATCACCTTGTTCCTATCTTCTTTGATATAATCACCACGTACCTATGTGTATGATATAACCACTCTCGCGTGTATGGGTGGCGATTATCTCAAACCACCCAAGTAGGAGTAGGGAGACTTGAACTCCCACGAGCGTAATGCCCAACAGATTTTAAGTCTGGTGTGTCTACCGATTCCACCATACTCCCATGTTGTATAGTATACGCTATCTCGTGATGTTTGTCAAGTGATTGACATTCTCGTAATGATAGTGTATACTATGATGTATACATGATCTCGTAGAGATGTGTATAAGATACGTGTGCATCTCGTACACATCTCGCACGATCTCGTACCTTACCAGGCGTTCATGAATACGAATCCGTCTGCGAACTCGTAGTCATAACGCAGTCCCTGATCCCAGGTTGCCTGCCAGTCAACTACTACAAACGAAGGAACATTCAGTCCATAGCAATCCGTGGTGAATTGCTCTGCAAAGTCTGCCTCATCTTCGTAACGTCCCTGATAGGCATCTGTGAACCCGTGAAGATCACTTTCCTCCCAGATTTTCAAGAATGCCTCTACGGCATCCTCACCGTAGTTTTCGCACAGTTCGTCATAGATTTCCTGATACTCATCAGAAATCTCTGTGGGTTCTGGTTTGTTCAGCAAACCCTTGGCATCCAGCAATTCTGTGTAGAATTGTGTATACTTGAGTTTGCCTTCCACCTCATAACCACATGCCCGAACGATGTCAGACATCTTGGCGGGAGGTTCTTGTGCCTGCATAGTGGTCACTTTGGAAACGAGTTCGGTGCCTTTGAGCATGGGGTGATCCCTCAAGAACAAATGTAATGTAGCAGAGGTGTGGGGGGCATGTCAACCCCCCTGTGCCAGTTCTCAAACTGCCAGTGCCAGGGCAGGGATTTCTACCCGTTCTGGCGCCTTGCTATCGTCGAACTGGTGCATATTGTAGCACACCCATTCACCTTCCAGAGTATAAAGGTAGGCAAATTCTTCACCATCAGAGAGATACTCTTCCAGTGAAGCATCAAGACATGGGGGGCAATTTTCACCACGTTGAGAGTAATATTGAGGACCATAAGATCCATCACCACTATCATCCCAACGGCGATCAGTCCAGCAGCATGACATATCACCACCGTCAATCAGTTCGGCAGCAAGTTCTTTGCTGTTATAATGGGTGCGAAGAATACGACCCAACCATTCGGGATAACCATCAGAGTGATGATACGCCGAAAGAATAGACTCATCAGAGAGTTGAATACCAATGCGTGAGCGAGTTGACATTTGGTGGCGGTGTGGTGTTGAACGAATGTAATTTAACCCCCCTGCACCAGAAGCGCAAGGGGGTGTGTGCCAGTTTCACACCTGGCACAGTGCAACCAGGCGATTGCGGATATCAAACAACTCCATCTCATCCATATCTGCAGAATCAAGATCTACAGGAGCGAATTCTTCAAGATTCACAGTTCCGTTCTTATAAATGGGTGCAAAGTACAACTCATCGCCATCTTCCTGGGAAAGAGTATACACACAACCGTGATCGGCAACAGTGAGGAAAATCATGGGGCGTTTGTGTTGAACAGAACCAACATAAACCCTCTTCGTGGTGCTTCAAGGCAACACTAGACCAGTTCACAAGGTGGCACAACCCCACACCAATTGGCACGGTGCTGTGGTATCTTATAAGGACAATCAGATGAGGGGAGGGGTATCCCTGTGGACGACAATACATCGCCACTTCCCCTGTCATGAAATATTCATATAACACTAACGTTATAGCATAGTATCATACTATAACGCTTGTGCCACTTATAAGACTGTCACATAATCAGAATGGATCTAGATCTTTGATGCTAGCATGAACTTCTTCATCACCCTGCAGATCTAGCAGTTCTCTCCAATTAAGATCTTCTAGATCTAGATCATCATAACACTCAACGTATAGAGTGACACTTACCTTGCGTTTCTGTGCGATCATGTGTATCTCGTGCGGTGTGTGAGTATTCTATCATGCATAATGGCGATATGCAAGACTCTCGTAGTCTTGCCCATCTCGTGCATAATCGTCGTCCCCGTGCAGATCTCGTGTATGATGCTCGTAGTACGAGTCTTCATCTAGATTACAATCGTTTGCCATGGAATCAAAGTCGATCTCGTAATCGTCGTACATAACTCGTAGTGGTTTGTGAACGTGTTTGTATTGTAGCATGATCTCGTAGAGAGTGCAAGCCCTGTGCCCACCCAGATCTCGTACAAGATAATGATACTGTTATATATGCATATAATGCTTAAAATGTTAAGATATGCTGATATGATAAGATCTCGTAATGCAATCTCGCGCAGATCTCGCAGTCTTATAAGGATGTCTGATCTCGTGCGGATCTCGTAACAGTTTTATGGGAGCGGCGGGGTAAAACTTGACAAACTGCGCGTGTTATGCTATGCTCGCCAACCTCACAAGACCCAGACACATTTATAAGCATTTAGAGGCATTTAGACACATTTATAAGCATTTAGAGGCATTTAGAGGCATTTAT